GTTTGTGGCTTACATAAAGCGAAAGGCACTTGTGTAGATATAGATAACGTAATTAATGATTTGAAAAACTAACATTTTTGAAAGGCGACGTTTTGATACATAGTTTCGTCTTCACTAACTTTTTTCTTGCATTCGTTCTTTTCTTTTGTAAAAGTTTTCTTGCATTCGGTTTTCATTTTATTGTTTTTCTTTTTAATCGCATTAACAAACTTCTTTTCTTCACTCAATTTACTCTTAAGATTCTTCAAATTATTTTTTTTAAATTTAATTAAATCTTTGAGTTGTTTATTAGATTTTTCTAATTTGGAATTGTTCACTAAGTCTTCGATTTCGTCTCTAATAGCATTTATTTCATTATTCAAATTAACAATCTTTACATCATCCGGATCCACAATATTATTCATACAATTATCTAATCTATTCTCAGCATTTTCCATACATCTGCTATTACTATCCGGTGACACAGACAACGTCACAGGCTTCTTATAAAACTTGGGTTGTGCAAACTGTCTTGGATCAAAACGTCTGTTCAAATAACTGATCAATCCCTTACATCTGTTCTGGAAATCCTTCCTCCCCTCCCTCGTAAACTCATTATCCAACATAAATTCTTTCTTAAATGTGTCAAAATCAACAGGGAACTTGTTTTTTTTCATAACTAAGTTCATTAATTTGATAAATTCCATAGGGTCATCGGCGATGGGTGTACCAGTCATAAGCATAACCTTAGAAGTAGGGGATTGCTCGAATTTGGATTCGATTAACTTCATATCTGGACGTTCCATAGCGACAAGATCTTTACTGTATAACTTGTGGGCTTCGTCGATGATGACGAGAGTGTTCTTGAGGATATCCTCTTTACCATTTATTGCCTCCAACTTTTTATATAATTCATTCTTACCTGCTAACATATTCGAAAACTGACGATAAGACATCGGTGGTAAAAACTTCTTCGACAAATATTTACGCAAATTATCAGCATCTTTACCACTCTTAACCTTATCACGAATTATGTGATCACATATTTTATCGTACATGTTTTTCCATATGTCTTCTTTCAAAGTGTTTCTTGTAACCCACACAACAGAGTAGTCCATACGTTCGAATAGGAAAGATTTGACGGAGATAGCGGTACAAGTTTTTCCGGTACCGACGGAGTGCCATACGAGTATACCTTTTGCGAAGTGATTAGGGACGAAATAATTAGTAATGAAGTCTTGAGACTCAGTAAACTTAACAATACGATCGTCATTAATACGATCGTCATTACCAGAAGTCTCACATAAGTTTTCAATCTTAATGGGTTTGTACTTGTACGCTGAGAATACCTTGTTGATGTAACGTTGGAATTCTTCAAAGGTCATATCTTCCACATTCTTCATATCTTCTTTCATATCTAATAGATTTTCATATGTTTCTTTTTCGATAGACTTGTTGTCTACAACGACTAAATTTTTGTTATTATCTTCAAGTAAAACGATATCTTTGGAGTTAGGTTTGTTTGGAACACGGTGATAATAAGCATCGTTGATGTCCTTACAGAATTGAGGATCTTGCTTGAGTTTATCACAAAAGAATTTACGTTTGTCTTTAGTTAAAAGTTTATTAAAAGAAGTGGGTAACTTATTTTTGTAAATACGTTTGAAGAGAGCGAGAGAGAATGGAACAGATCGATTGGATTTGGAACCACATCGTGCTTGTTTGTGACAACCCATCTTCACAGGCGATCCACCCTCCAGTTCAAGCAATTGTTCTTCCACAACACCCTCGAACTTGTTTATATTAATATTAAGATCATAATCCACAGCAGTCTTAATCGCCAACTGTTCAATAGTTTCACTGACATATAACGTATTCAAGTCAACCCCTGCATACTCGAGGTAATCATCGAAAACAGAATGTTTAGGATCTTCGTATGTAAGGTAATACTGATACACGTGCAACTTCCAACCCACGTTAGGAACAAAATTTAACCCCTTCTGTCCACAAGATCGTGTTGCACGCCCAACAGCTTGTACTAGATCTGCGTTGTTACGTTGATTTTCAAAGATATGTACATATTTGACGTCGAAAAGATCTACACCTTCTTTGAAGCCTGAGTCGAGGACGATGAAACGCATATTTTCACCGTAGATGTTGGTTGGACGTTCGTTGTATATTTTGAGTATAGATTTGACGTGTTTTTGTGTGAATGGAGTGTTGTAGATTGCTGTGGATGATAACACACCGAAAGTTTCGTCACGGTCGTGTGCTTTAGGATTGACAACTTTAAGAGATGGAGTGAAACAATGATTAAAGCCACTAGCTACGAGAGCGGATGAGATGATTTTTGCACCACATCCACCTTTTTTGACGTCAGAGAAGATGAAGTGTTTGTACCGTTTACCATCACGTTTGAAGTCTTCGTCATCTAAATTTTTAATATTATTAATTAATTCCACCATTTTGGGAGACATTGTTTTCATATTGTCTAAAAATAACTTTGGATTGAAAGATGGTTTATCGAAACGATGATGTTTCATAATTTTCACCCAATTTTCAGACATTCTCAAACAATCTGCTTTCTTTGTATTCACTTTCTTTGGATCAAATGGTTTGAACACAGGTACTTTTTTTTGAGGGGTTTTGTCGTCACAATCAATTTTAGATTCGTTATTTGGTAAAAGTTCTTCTACAATAGAGGAAATCTCTTTGAAACGTTCGTGTTTAGCTGAGTTATTAGTTTTGTCTGGATGATTTTTCTTCGCCCACATACGAAACCCTGAACGAGATTGAATATTCTCGTCACATAAAATTTTTATTTTACTTTTGGGGTTGTTCATTTTTAATATATCAAAATATTTAAATTAAAATGAGTCATCTTTTCATGTTATGTTGTAAAAAACTCTTGTTTTCTGCCTATTATCAAAATAAATCAATAGTTGTAGTATCACCCGATAAACAAAAAATGGAACATTTTCACAATACTATTAAACAACACAAATATCTATATAACAAATGGTTAAATAATGCAATAAATCTATCAAAAGGAGAAAATGATAGAGAGTTATTCGATTTGACTGAAACCAACACATCGATCGATATAGATAAATATAAATTTGTGCCAGCATATCTCGATATAAATGACGATACCGATGTTCGATTCATACATCAGTTATACGACTTGGCAAACATCGAACTGTTTATGATGTACGAATTCGAATACATAGAAGATATACCACTACTCAGTATACAAGGTGTTCGAATACAAAAACCTGATATTGAAAATATATTTAAAGAACACGATTTTTTAGATGCTATATTCGAATTAGATATTGATTGAAATTAGATGGATCTTGATAATATGTAGTGATTAAATGTTGTCTACATATAGGACATCCTTTATCTGTGTTGTGAAAAGTGATGTAATTGTAACAAAATATACAATATGTTTCGCATTTTTCGATACATATGGTGCGTTCGTGGTATCCGTTGTTGTGAGTATATAAGAGTCGTCTCCTAAAACATTGTTCACATTCACCATATACGACACCATCTGTATTAATACGTCGTATGTAAACAAGAGCTTTTTGTTTAACTAACTTCATTGAATTGATAGTGTTATCAACTTGAATCTGTAGACATTTAGAGTATAATAAGTTATATAGGGACTTAGATGTGAAGGATAGTTGTAATGTGTGAAAATTATCTAGAAAACCTGCTATTATCTCTATTACTTCGTTTGGTAACAAAGACAACATTATAGTTTTTTTCATAATGAATCTTTTGTGAAGAATAATATATAACAATTTTTATTTTGAATCGACTTATTTGTTATACCTTTCACATCATCATCATCGATATGTATCAAAAGATTCTGTGATTTGATCAAATCACAAGTGTAGTGTCCGTAATAAGAGGTTCCACTGTGATTCACTATCCCACTTAGTCTATATCTATAATCACTATATATCTTTAAACTGTGTGATTCCAAATCAATAGTATATGGAACATCAATGTGTGTGTTAATTTTCATGGGTTTATTTTTTATAAATTTGAAACGTTTAATACATAAGACGAGAGTGTTAGGAAGGTGCCAACATTTTTGTAGAACCAAAGGTTTTTTGTTTACTTTTTGACAAAGATCACATTTCCAGTTTTCTACATTAACATTGTTAAAATATGTGTTGACGCACTCATCAAGATTAGAAGAGGAGAGATTGATGTCGATAGAGGATACGTTTTCGATGTTGATTGTAAAGTGATTACAATAGACACATTGTATTTGACGTACAAGTTGTGTATAAAGAACGTCCATAATGGGTGAATAAGATTCGAACCATTTAGTACGACACTTGAATTCCATTTTGGAATAAGGAGTATTTATGGATTCTGGTTTTTTTATTGTATGTTGAACTTTTTGTAATTCGTAGATAAAGTCTATGAGATAGGTATAGAATTCGTGAACATCGTTTTGTTGGTAGATTTCAAAGTGTGATGGAAGAATTTTAGATAAATTGGATATATATTGATTGTATTTGGAAGTGTCGAAGAGTTTTTCTAATTCATATGTTTGGATGAAAGATTTGAAAGAGGATAGATGTAGAAGACATTGTGTGACACTATTGATGTAACAGGTATTACCAATGTTAGGTAAACCAATAATTTCATACATATTTGATGATAAACTTGTTAAACTAATTAAATAAAAGATTCAAATTTTTCTCAAACGAGTTGAAAACAAAATTATATTAGTAAGATAAATATGTCTTCCAAAACAATTGTGATATACCCAAAGGGATCTCTCACAAATCGTATTCTCATTATGGTATCAGCAATGGTTTACGCTCATCATTATAATTACTCAATTAAAATGATATGGGATCACGAAGTTAATTACAACAATTTGTTTTTAGGAAACATAGAAATAGTGTCTATAACATACTTTCAAAATAAAGACTATTTGTACAATCCTCATATAGATCAAAAAGAGTTGTTAGAGAAGTTAAAATGTGATAACAGATCGAATATGTATTATATAATTGATACAGCAAACGAAATAGTTCCTGATGAAATAAATAAAGCCGTATATTTGATTGAACGAACAAATACATATCGGAATTTACTGAGAGAAAATATGAGTGGAAGTTTGTTGGGACAAATAAGTTTAGTTGACTTTCCGGATGTTCCCTTTTGTTGTGTAAGAGGAAATTTTGATACTAAGTTAAGAAGATTAGAGATAGATAACGATGTATTTGATATAACGAACAAAGAGGTGCTCGCGTATGTGAGAACATTGATTTATTGTAAGGCGAGTGTGTTGATATGTAGTGAGGATAGTAATGATATGGAGATGAATAATGCTGCGGATGTGTCATTGACGACGGTAATTTATTTAAAAGATATAGAATATAGTTCGGGATTGATAAAGAATTATGTGAAAGGGTATATGGGATACGGATTAACTATAAATCCAGACATAAATAAAATTTCTTTATTGTAATAATTAAATAATAATGCAAGGTGAATCTGTAAATGTAGATTATCGTATGGATGACACATTGATGATATTTGGTGTGGTGTGTATAGTTGTGTTATTAGGATTCATATTGTACACATTATTGAAAAAACGAATGGACAAGCAAAAGGAATACAACAGAGCAAAGACAAAGATAAAAGTAGATTTGAATGCGGAGACCAGTAAATCAATAATAGATTATTTAGACACTCTAAAAGTCGTACAAGGCACAGATTTAACTAACTTAGAAACTAGTCTAAAGGATTTCATAACAGAGAAAATAGCAGTAGAAGCCGCTAAAATTGCAGAAAATAAAGACAACATTAAATCCAACAAAGACAACATAACAATTAATAAACTTGCAAGAAAAAACAACACAGACAGATTAACAAAGATCGAGGGTGACGTCGAGTTCCTGAGAAAGGGTATTAAATACGACAACACCAAGATTATTATGAAATTTATCAGCGAGTTTGAACGTAAATATACACTTATAAGTAGTGAACGTGATATGCTACTGGAATCTAATATGTTATACATATTAGATGATCGTGTATTCAAATTCTTTGATAACAACTATGATAAACCCGACATATTCTTTGAAGACAACAAAAACTCTCTAATGTCTAACATTCACACACTATTACGCCAATTCAACTTTATGAATTATTACGATAATCTAACAAAATTAAACAGATCTTGTTACAATTCTGACATACCGTATATGTTAGACTATATATCGTTACACAAAAACGATATAAACTTTACAAACAAAATCGATTTCATATTCAACAATTATATACCAAAACTATTGAACTACATCATAAACAATCAAATAAACATATATACTGATATAGATAGTATAATGTTGAGTTATTACAAGGATGTACCTGATGTCGAATTTTTCAATCAGTATATGACGGATATAGAGATGAACTCAATAATAAATAACGACACCCACTTGTTTACAAAGATGATGATTCATACGACATCATCTTTGTATGACAGTTGGACACAATTCAAGACGAGTGAGTTTGATACGATGTTTAATCAGTACGAAAAGAAGTTATTGTTTGTATTGTTGCCTGAGTATTTGATAAGTATGAAATATAACACGGATTATACGAATAAGTATAACAAATATATTGATAGTAATTATTTCTTAAATATGCCAAGTGGTTACTTGAATACTTCGAATATAGTGAAGTTCCAAAAAATAATAAGTATGTTCGCGTGTGATAACGATGAATCGAATATTTTGAACGATTCGTTGAAGATATTCCTATCTGATCAGTTGTCGACCTTGTGTACAAGTAAACATCAACAATTTATCAATATATTCTTGACTCGATTTAATACTGTTATATCCAGTAATCCAATATTATTTGACAACGTGGATAACTATACATTAGAGTACAAAGACTTTGTGTGTGACGCACCAGACAACTTTAATATTGAAGCCCATTGTTCGACTATTGTTTCCTAGGAAAGAACTCCGTAAGTTCTCGAATACCGTTCCTTTTGTTCTCCAATTTCTTCAAGATTCCATCGAATAACAATGTTTGAACTTCTCTTTGTTTTAGGTCGTTGACTTTGTCGTTAGCTTTTTTAATATTGTCAAAGTCGAGTGAGTATTGTTTGAGTTTACGATCGTAGAATTCTTTTTTGTTTGCCTTAGGGATATCATAGAGAGCTAAGGCTAAAAGTTGTGATATAGGTTTCATAAGTTGATTAGAGATGTAGAATGTGTAGTCAATTTTGACGTTGTTTTGAATGATGAAAGATGGATGCTCGATTTTATCTCCTTGTAACAGTTCTTTGTTTTTGGTGTCGTGTTCGATATAAACATAAGGAACACGATCGTTTGTTTGTGGTGCAGAGCCCGGATCTCTGTCTCTCATTCGATCAGCAAGCACTTTGTGTGCGATCTTCGATGGATCCTTGTACGTAGTCCTCAACGTCTTCGTAATCACCAAGTCGTCCATTTTGAACTTACCCTCAATCAAATCTTGTAAAGATGATTTAAGAAACGATATAGCTTGAGAAATGTCGTGTTTGTTAAGAAGGATATCAATAATACCACCATATATAATCTTTACAATATTTGCGTTATCTCTACGTTTCAAAACAATACCCATACTTTTCTGTTTATATTTGTTAACATCAAACTCATACAGATTACCCACATATTTTTTCTTTGATAGAATGATGAATGGATAGAATGTCTTTTCATATTCGAGATCGTGTGGTGCTTTCAATTCTTTCTTAAAGTGTTCACTCGCTTCTACTGCGATATCAATCGATTTTTGTAAGGCTTCCTTGTTATCTAGATTGTATTTTTCTTTGATTTTGAAGTCAACGAAGATACTATCCGTGTCACCATATACGACGTTTGCGTCGTAATGTTTTTCCATAAAGGATTTTGCTTTCATAATGAGATTTCTGCCTGTTGCGGTAGTGGATGCGGCGAGTTCTTTCATATATATAGGGGACGTTCGAGCACCCACCTGACCATACAAACTATTTGCCGTAATCTTGTACGCCAACTGCAGACCATCTAATATTGCTTTCATAAAATCATTGTATGTGTCTGTAATAGACACAATATTTTCTTTTTCAATTGTTACTGATTTATTATCAACTGTTTTAATAGTCACTAAATTAGAAGATTCGTCATCGTCATCTACTAATCCGGTATAAGATCTGTTATCATAAGTGGTAACTGTTTTGTGTAAAATCTTCTTTCTGGTCGATTTACGTTGAGTCAGAAGTTTCATAAGAATTCTAGGAAGAACACCTTTTTCGTTGTTTTGGAATTGGGCATAACGACACGTTTTTTCACCAACCTTAGTTTTTTTGTCACCCACACCTTCGAATATATCGTATGTGATATCTACATATTCGAAATCGGGGAGATTGTCATATTTTGGATCGAGAACGATGGAATCGTGAGAGATATTTTCGCTAATCATAGAGGACGGATACAAAGACGCGTAGTCCATCACTGATATTGGTGCGTCTACATATATCCCCGGAATAGGATCCAACACTATAGCACCCTCATATCCATCCGTATCCTCATTATTCTCATCATATTTCAACAACGGAATTAAGAAGTTATCGTCTTGACACTGTTTTGCGACTAGACTAAAAATCTTAATACCTTGTCCTCTCATAAAGATATATGATAACGGTACTAAACACACATTCGCCATACCCATATTGTTTGCAAACACTTCCAACTTGATAATTAACATATTACATAGAGCACAATCTTGAACACAATACTTTGCTATTTTGGCACGATCATCGGCATCACCTTTTTGACATTTGAAGATTTCGTTTGGTGATACGTCATCTTTTGCGAGACCCCACGTTTTCACATCTTCACACTCGATAGGCGTATCCAACAGTACAGTATTACCATTTATCTCCGTTATCATATGTTTAGATGTACTATTCAGTTTGATATAATTACCGACAATGAGACCATTCGAGGAATCTAACACAACACTATATTCATCAATATATTTCTTCACCTTACCACTAATGAAATGCGATGCAACATTATCAAGTTTGTAACTATCAAGTTTGTACTCACGTTGAACAACCTTCATCAAGTCAATAAACACACGTCCTTCCATTTCAATGTATTTCAACACGTTCTCACCCAATGCAGATGATGCCAACATTTTTTCTTTGAAGACAGATTGGTGATTCTCCAATCGTCCACAAGTCAACACATATTTCTCACAATTCAACTCAATCGAACGTTTGTGAATATAATCGAAATCAAAACCGAATATGTTATATCCTGTTATAATATCAGGATCTATACGTTTGATGAGTTTACACCATTCTTTGATCACACCTGACTCGGTTTTACATTGTATAACATCAACTCCTTCGATAGGAGAACAAGAATCTAATGTAATAATATTTTTGTAAGAGCAAGTCGTTTCACCATACTTATGAACAGTAGAACCGATTTGGATAATGGAATCACCTTTCAACTTAGGAAGAATGTTGTTTAATAGAGTCTCCAATTGTAGAGAACAAGATGGTTCCTCATCAATATGGGGATTGTCGTTTTTAAACGAGTTGGTAGTTGATTGATCTTCTTTTAAAATGAGAAGAATGGTATCACAATGTCGTTGTATGTTGACAAATATATTGGATAAATTCACAAACTTTTTGGGAAACACTGGGGTTAACTCGAAAGTATCTGTTTCGATAAATCCACAAGATTTACGAATATCTTCGAGATTGTTGTCAAACTCTTTGCATTTAGTTTTGAAGAGATGTAATATTGAGTTTTGAAGAACCTGTTCGAACTTACGGAAATCGTTGTATTTCTTTCGTTTTTTCCAGTGATCGATAATTTCTTCAGCAGTTTTTTTGTATGTTTTGATAGCAACAGGGAAGTCCCCAGACATACTCGTGCATTCGATATCAAAACTCAATATATAGACGGGTGCTACTGTATTCGACTCGTATGGCCTAACGTCTTGAGCCGATGCTTCCAGATTGATTTGACACTTTGTTTCCAAGTCACAATCAACATCTGTTGAAAACTCATCTATTACCACCCATCCACCGGGCTTGATGTTCTGTCTGTGAATAAATCGTAAAAATGGATCGATATTAGATTCATAGAACTTGAAGATAATATCTTTGTTACTAAATATCGTAATAGGACTACGAAACATCTTTCGTACGATGTACATACACATCATATTCTTGAAAGATATCTTAATAAATCGTTCGTATTTGTTGTTTGTAAAACCCCAAATTGATTTCTTTTTCACCAACTTGAAAGTGACGTTATTTTCCTTGAAATCGTTAGGTAATCTAGCGATAATTTGTTCTTCTAGAGAGTCCACGAAAGATTGGGTTAACTGGACGGTTTTGGTATTAACGAAGAAGTAAGGTTGGAAGTCACGTATATTGGCGCATACGGAGTGTCCTTCTTCAGTTGTACCGAACATTTTAATCATATAACTGGTAGCATTCTTTTCGTCATCGCGGTAATCGAAATGATACCAGTCGACAACCTGAAAACAGAAATTTTTATTTTCGTCGATGGAAACGGAATGATCTCTAAACTCCATCTTAGGTTAGTTGTTACACTTAATATTAAAAAAGGATCAATTTTTAAATATATTATTATTCTTAAAATAAAGAACAATGAACAAGATTGAAATTATAGTAATATTTGTAATAGTTGTTATTTTTTTATTTTATATCCAAAAGAAATATTTGGAGGTAGAGTACGTCATATCGAAAATAGACAACACGAGATACTTGGTACAGAACAAAGAAGATAAAGATGAAGCTGCAAATATGTTGGCAAGATTGAATAAAAAGATAAAGAAATTGTTAACACATATGAAGAAGAAAGATCCAAATAATGAGGATATAGTGAGGTTATTAGATAATTATAACGTGGATAATATTTCCGAAGGGACTGAAGATAGCAACTATACGTCCTATTCAGTAAACAAAGGCGAAAAAATAGTGTTTTGCTTACGTCAACGAGACGGTAATGATAGTTTTGTAGATGAAAACGTGTTAATGTATGTAGCCACACACGAACTGGGTCATTTAATGACGAAAGATATCGGCCATACAGAGAATTTCTGGAACAACTTCAAGTATTTACTGAGTGAAGCGGTTGAAATAGGAGTTTACAAAAAAGTAGATTATAGTGAAGACCCCACAGAGTACTGCGGAATAAATATAAAATCTTCAATTATTTAAATAATTATAAAATGACTTCACATTATGATAAAAACATCTATGTTTTAAACCATTGGATCCAAACAGACAAGAAAGATGTATACATATTCAATGGTTCCAAGAATATAAACAAAGAAGATTACAAAGATAAACATACGATAAATGTGTATGAAATCAACGAGTATATTTATGGTACGGATACGATGGAGACAATAAGGTATAAAATTGCAAAGTATTGTATGAAGAACAAGAATATAAAGGATTTGTATTTATGGGGAAGTTGTGAATTCAATGAGAACGACAAGTATAATTTTTTGAACAATTTGTATAAAAGACAATTAAAACTAAGTAGAAAATACATTAACGAGGTGACCGATGTATATTTCAATAGAAAATATTACGATAAAGATTTTGAGAGAAAAGAATTAATGGAAGATTTTGCAATCGAATTAGACAGAAAAGTAATACTGAAATCATTTGACTTTACATTCACAAATTTATTTGATCACGAGTTACTTTTATCACCCAATCCTTTATATCAATTCAAAGAGTCTGGATATAAACAGGACGAACTGGTGAAAACGGATTATTTAAAAACAATGTTGTTTCGATTTAGATTAAACAAGAATGAGATTAACTTCATAAGTCAAGAAGTAAAACAAAATATCGATGACATATACTTTAACAATAAATATAACTATGAGAATAGTTACGAAAAGATAATAGAGAGTCGTGTACAAATACAACGAAATTTTGAAGATATGGAGGAATTAATGGACAATATCCATAATCGTATAGAAATTCTTTATTTTAGAGTTCTCCCTTACTCTCACGATATCAAAATCAATATGAGAACTCTGTTCTCGATAACAAACACCAGTTACAATATTCCTTTTATCGTATATAAATCTAAATTCACCAGCGAGTACAAAGTCAACAAAATCGCTCTTACTGATATGGACAAGAAACAAATCGATATTCTTTATCAACAAGAGGTCAAATATCAAAACAACATTAGTAATAGAGTCAATGACACGATGATATTTTATGTAAAAATGTCACCGTCCTTGTTTTACTATGTGTTGTTGTCAGACAATGGTAGTTATCGTATCAAGTATAAGTTTAATAAGGCACACGACTATAAGATAGAGGACATATATGAAAGTTTTGATACCGTACAGGAGATATATAGAGATCTTGATGAATATAATATTTACAAGTTATCTAAAGATGTCAAATTATTTAATTCGACAATGATTGATATAATTGAATACAACACACATAATACTATTACGTTTAAGAAACCTATTAATGAGAGTATATTTGATAAAAATATAAAAACGATAAATCCGTTCTTTGAGTTCAACAAGGTGTTGAAGAATTCAATAATACAGATACAATATATGGACACAAATAATTTTTATAACACGGATACAATAACATCGTTTATATATAATCATTACGAGTTGACTAAAAGTGAGTTGATAGAGAAGATGCAGTTTTACTTTAAGATGACGGAGGAGGATGCGAAGACGACCTATGAAGAGAAGAAGAATAATATCAATATTAACATAAGTAAAAAGGGTAATAATATATTTGCGATAAGGCCATATCATACGGCTGTGTCAGTAAGGTTAAATATATTGAGTGATTATTCTGTGAAGGTGAATACTGTGAATACTCAGGATAATGTATATTTAGATTGTATTTTGTATTATTTAATTAATTATTTGACTAAGGCTGTGGTAAAGACAAAGAGTGGTGTATCCTTGTCCACCACTCACAGTGATACCAATTCGAGTGATAATGTAAACTTTAACGATCTTGTAGATATCGATGATTTTGATATAGGTAATATTGACGATTTGGGTATAGACGTCGAAAGTCCTGTCTTGAATATAGAAACTGATATAGGTGAAATTGAAGAAGATGAAGAAATAAGTTTTAGTATCGATGATGATACGGATGAATTAGTAAACGAGAGTGGAAAAAAGACAGATTACACAACATTTGTTTTAGACAAATTGTATCGTGCGGATAGGAAACTGTTTTTGTGGAAGAATATTTCTACGAATCTAAAGAATTATTCGAGTAAATGCGGAGCGGTCAACTTTAGACAACCGATAGTTATTAATAAGGAGGAGAAAGACAATATAGATAAGAATCATCCAGGGTCGTACACAGGGTTTGTGAAGACGGGTAGTACACCAGAGTTGAGAGAAAAGAATTTCTATATTTGTCCCAAGATATGGTGTCGTGTGAGTCGAGTGAGTATCACGGAAGAAGAGTATAAAAAATACGGTGATAAGTGTCCACCACCGTATAATGAGGAGGCAATGTTTTTTCCAAAGAAAGGTTCCAAGACGAACTATTTTATCACAAAAAATGGTACAGAAGAACATTGGCCTTCATTATTGAAAAAAAGTAAACATCCTTTGAACCTCGAGTTACCCTGTTGTGGTAAGAAACCTCCAAGTAAGAACAAAGACAATAAAGATGATCTGTCTCAAGGATTAACAACCAATTATATCTCTAATATATCTTCTGAGCTTCTTCTAGATGAGAATCAATATGGTAATTTGCCATTCGTATTGAATAAAATGTTGAATAAAAATGCAGTGTGTACAGGTATAATGGATTCCAAGAAACAGTGTTATGTAAGAACGGGTGTAAACAACGATAATTTTGTTTTATTCACGATCTTTGAGAAGTTGTTAAAGATAAAGAATATAAGAAAACATATTGCAGAGCATTTGAAAATCGAAGAGTTCATATTTTTGAATGGAGGTAATACATTGAAGGTGTTTATGAACAACGAAGAACAGTATAAGATATTAGATAAAAAGTATTTCAGAGAGTTTAAGACATACTTCTTGGAGAATAAAGAATATATTCGATTGTTCGATTTGGAGAAGGAATATAATTATATAAAAGGTTTGGAAAAAATGGAAATGAAAAACGATTCTATAACAAAATCGATAATTAGAGAATTCTTAATAGTTAATGCATTCATAAATTTCAAACATTATATAATTGACAAAAATACTCCAAAACAATTAGAATACTTTATGCATATGTTAACATTTGATTGGTTGAATCCAAACAAGTACAATTTCCTATTTTTGACTATTGATAAGGAAGATGTATATTTTATGAATCCTAAATATTATGATTTCAATGAATATTATGACAAAGAGAAGAAGAATTGTATTATATTGAAATTGATAAGTGGATATGAGTATATTAGTCATTTATCACAGAAGAAGAATGTTACAGACACGTATATAGAGTCTAATATGATAGAACCGATATTGAACAGTGTTATCAAGACAGATGTAATAAGTAAATTGGATAAAATATATGGAGATGATGTGGAAGGATATGTGATATCACCGAATATCAAATGTACAGGACTCATTGTCAATAATAGTTTTGTACCTTTGAAAAAAGAAGTTATGTTACAATATGATAAAATAACGTCTAAGAAGGTTGTGTATACGGATAAACTAGATAAGTATGCATTGAAGAAGAGTATTTTGAAGAAGTACGATATTGTGATGAGTAAAGAAGAGAAAGATAAATTACAAAAAGTAGGTGATATTGATATGGATCTGTTTGTTCAAGAATGGAATAGTAATCAGTACGAAACAGAAAAACAGAAACTCTTTGACGATAATTTGTACCAAGTCGCAAAAAAAATTAGTAATAAAGAAAAATTAGTTGATGCTGTACAACTTCTTAGTAGTGTTATCACTAATTTCAATATTAATGAAAAATTAATATTATTGAAAAAGATCTTAAAACAATACAAGATAAATTATGATAGTAATATAGATGAGGATGATATGTTAATGACGATAATTAGGATACCGATATCGAAGATAATGAATGATTATAAGTTGAAGTTACAACGAGCGAATAACACGGATATATATATGACGTATAATGATATATTGGATAGAAAGTTGGATGAGTATTATGATAGGTATAAGAATAATAAGTTTAAGGTGTTTGATTCGTCGATAGAGGATTATGTATATGATATTGATAAGATAGATAATCAGTTTATAAAAGATACGAATAAGAATATTGTATGGACACCTAATCGTGCTGAAATAAAACCAAAAACATTACAAGACAAGTTGTTAAATTATCATATAATTGATGAGGAGATAAGTTATGAGAAATTGATTAATTTTGCGAATGATTTGGATAAGAAGATAACATTGGATAGATATGAGGAGAAGTTAAAGGAGAGGATAATGAATATTTATACAAAAGAAGATGGGAAGAATGAAATATACGAACTATATGATAGGAATAAAAACTTCAAAAATCATAAATTCACTAAAAATAACGTATCTATGGATAAATACATAGAACTTATACATAACGATAGTTACCATTATTCTTTCTTTGAACTTGAGGTCTTGGCAAAGATGCTAAAATGCAACATTATAATTCTAGGAAGAGACACAAACATTACTCCTAAAGGTGTTCACGTAATTAAAGTCAATACAAATCGATATATGATAATTATGTTTACTATCCTTGAAAACAGACACGCGTTTAATCTTGTTATAAAGAAGGATAACAATAAGGAGATATATCAATTAAACGAGTTGAAAGATGACTTTAGCAAAGTATTTAAACTTAATTAAAGATATATAAATAGAATACTATATATAAGGAAGTATGATGACTAATATTATGAAGGTACAGAAACGTGATGGATCGTTTGAGACAGTGTCGTTTGACAAGGTTTTGCGACGTATCCAGAATTTGTCGGGTGATTTGAACATTAATTGTTACGAGATTGCACAAAAAATTTGTAATCGTATCTATGATGGTGTGAAGACTTCAGAACTGGACGAGTTGACAGCGGTTTCGTGTAGTTCTTTGATTGCGGACTATCCTGATTACGACAAGTTGGGAAGTCGTATTCTTATCTCGAATCATCAAAAGAAGACTTCTCCGTCATTCAGTGAAACTATTGATATGTTGTATAATAACGAATTCAAATTGGTAAGTGACGAGGTATATGAGGTTGTACAGAAACACAAAGATAAGTTGAATAGTTATATTGATTACAATCGAGATTTTTTGTTTGATTTTTTTGGATTTAAGACGTTGGAGAGGGCATATTTGATAAGGATTAATGATAAGGTAGTAGAACGTCCTCAACATATGTTTATGAGAGTAGCACTGGGTATTCACGGGAATGATTTGAAGGACGTATTGGAGACGTACGATGGTATGTCAACGAAGAAGTTTTTGCACGCGACTCCCACATTGTTTAATTTTGGCACACCTCGTCCACAGGGTAGTAGTTGTTTTTTGATGCATATGATTGATGATTCGATCGATGGGATTTATAAGACTATGAATGATGCTGCGATGATATCTAAGTATTCGGGGGGTATTGGATTGCATATTCATAACGTACGGGGAAAAAACAGTGTGATTAGGGGTACTAACGGAAAATCAGACGGAATCATTCCAATGTTGCGTGTGTTTAATAGTACAGCCCGCTATGTAAACCAGTGTTTTACACCAGACACAACGATTATGACTAAATATGGTTCTAAACCTATTGGAAGTATTAATATTGGAGAAGAAGTCATTACAATCGATGGAACATACAAACCTGTATTGCAAGTAGCAAAAAATCATGTAAAGAAAACAATATTGAGTATCAAAGTTAATGGGTTTGAATGTCCGGTACGTGTAACTAAAGAGCATGAAATATATCTTAATATGGGTAAGGAGAAATTGAATGGAAAGTTTGTTGCAGCGGGACAACTAAAAGTGGGTGATTTGTTGGTATATCCATTTGGAGAAAATAAGTATAAGTACAATGAAATTGAATCTATAAATGAGTTACCATACGATGGATATGTGTATGATTTGAATATACAGGATAATCATAACTATGTTGTAAGTAATCTTGGAGTTGTACATAATTCAGGAAAAAGGAATGGAAGTGTAGCGATTTACTTGGAGCCGTGGCATACGGATGTGGAAAAATTTTTGGATTTGCGTAAGAATCACGGGAATGAGGAAGAACGTGCGAGAGACTTGTTTTATGCATTGTGGATTTCAGATTTGTTTATGAAGCGTGTGAAGGAGGATAGGATGTGGTCGTTGATGTGTCCTGACGAGTCTAAGGGACTCGCAGATGTGTATGGGGAGGAATTCGAGGAGTTGTATACCAAGTATGAGAAAGAGGGTAAATATAGAAAACAGATGAGAGCACAAGAGTTGTGGATTAAGATACTCGAGTCCCAAATTGAGACTGGAACACCATATATGTTGTACAAAGATCATGTAAATCGTAAGACCAATCAAAAGAATTTGGGTGTGATTAAGTCGTCTAACTTGTGTGTGGAGATTATGGAGTACACTTCACCGGATGAGATTGCAGTGTGTAATCTAGCAAGTATGTGTCTACCTACTTTTGTAGAGAACGGAGAATTCAACTTTGAAAAACTTGGAATGTATACGAAGATTGTGTGTAAGAATTTGAATAAGATTATTGATAGAAACTTTTATCCGGTTGATAAGGCGTGGAGGAGTAATATGCGTCACAGGCCGATTGGTATTGGTGTTCAGGGATTGAGTGACACGTATATGATGTTGAAGATGCCCTATGAGAGTGATGAGGCGAAAGAGTTGAATAAGAAGATCTTTGAAACGATTTATTATTATGCAATGTCTATGTCTATGGAGATTTCAAAGAAACGTGAAGAAAATATTGATAATAACAACGATGATTATAAGGTAAACTTGAACGAGTTTGAGAAGGATCTTGTTAAATATCGTGGTGCGTACAGTACATTCGAAGGGTCACCTTTATCACAGGGACATTTTCAGTTTGATATGTGGGGTGTAACACCAACGATGTATGATTGGGATACACTAAGAGAACAGGTGAAGAAATATGGTACGAGGAATAGTTTGTTGTTGGCGCCGATGCCAACAGCATCGACATCACAGATTATGGGATTTACGGAGAGTTTTGAGATTATTACGTCGAATATCTATAAGAGAAAGACACTAGCAGGGGAGTTTATTATTATTAATAAGTATTTGATCAAAGACCTGATTGATAAGGGATTATGGAATAAGGAGATGAAGGATAAGATTTTGATTCGTGAGGGATCAATTCAAACAATCGAGGAAATTCCAGAAGACATTAGGAACTTGTATAAGACTGCTTGGGAGATCAAACAGAAGAAGTATATTGATCAGGCTGTAGACAGAGGTGCGTTCATTTGTCAGTCACAGAGTATGAACATTTTTGTAGATGATCCCACATTCAATAAACTCAACAACATTCACTTCTACACTTGGAATAACGGATTGAAGACGGGTATGTATTATTTGCGCACGAAGCCCAAGGCAAACACACAACAATTCACTATCGATCCCACGAAGTCTAAAACAAATTACGACTCTTCTTCTCACGAAGTTTGTGAGAGTTGTTCCGCATAAAAACAATTATCTTTGTTCCGCATAAAAAACAATTATAATTGTGTTGAAAAAGTGGTACTAAATTTATAATTTAGATATTGAGAGAGGTCTTGGATTTTTGGTTACGTTTTTTCTTCGAACCCAACAAATTGCGGATACTGTTGGTTTCAGTCATTTCTGATATTTCAGAAGGAGTTGCTGTACTCATTGTTTCAAGTCTGTTATCATCATCAATATCAAGAGTATTTAGAAGTGAATCGAGATTGGAAGGTCCTTTCATACTAGTGGAAGACATATTGTTTGTATTTTGAGGTACAGTTGGACTATTCCCACCGAACATACTTGCAAACATACCACTCATTCCCGTCTTATCATTACCACTCTGTGACATTGTATTTGCTGTCGCACTCGCAAATTGTTTCATCAAATCAGGATTCTGTTTCAACACATCACCCATTTGTGGTAATGAAGATTTAAACATTGTGTTTGTTAGATGGAACATAAATGCACTCCCACCCATCATCATCATCAGTTTCAACTCAGGAGACATCTTCGACTTCGATCTATACTTATTATGAAGCTCTTCAAAAACGTCATCGTAATCATCAATAGATTCGTGTACATTCTCAGACCATCCATCAAGTTTGATGTCGAACGGATCGAACTTGTTATTGAGGAATTCAACACCAGTTGTGAACGCCAATAACATTTTTCTTTGGAAATTTACAGATGCATCGATTTCTTTGTCTTTCTTAATACGTTCAAACTCGGCTTTCATTTCATCCAAACTCGATTCCATACAGAACTTTTTGGGAACCTTGATACCCTTCTTTTCCATACGATCAAACTGATACAATAATTCCGTCTTCTCGTTGTTAATCTCTTCTTGTGTTTTTCTTTGATAACCACCATTATCCATTCCATTGTTGTTAAAATAGGATGGTGTGTATGTGTTAGTTTTTTCTGATACATCTTCATCATCTTCGTCATCATCAGACGAATTGAAGACATTGACTTTGTCTTCTGATTTATCTGAATTATCTTCAGATAAAGTATTATTATTCATAAGCATATCTAATCCCATAGCATCATTTGACACGGATAAAGTAGGAGAGAAAAAATTTGATCTCTTATAGATATTGTTACTCGGTGTATTATTCGACAAATAACTACTTCCACTCCTACGATTCTCTTGATCACTGTTTTCATCTTGGTCATATTCGTTCACTATATTGAAATTAGATTCCATCTTCCCCTTTAGTTAAATTGTAAAAAGAAACTTTAAGTACTTTATATAACGCATATACTAAAAATTATTTAAATCTTATAAGTCATTTATAACTTATACAAATATGGAAAACAAACTACAAGTTAAAAAACTTTATCCCGATGCAATTCTCCCTTCTAGGCAAACTTGTGAGTCGGCGGGCTATGATATATCCACTTACGATAATTATGTTATTCCTCCTCATGGAAAACAACTAATTGATACAGGATTATCGTTTACAGTACCTAAGGGAACTTATGGACAATTGGCACCTCGAAGTGGTATGAGTTGTAAGGGTACTCACGTCGGCGCAGGGGTCATTGATCGTGATTACACCGGTCACGTTAAGGTATTGTTGTTTAATCTAAACAACGAAGAAGATATCGTGATTAGTAAGGGCGACCGTGTGGCTCAGTTGATCCTAAAAGACATTCAAACACCGGAAATTGAGGAAGTCGAGGAATTGTCACTTACATCTAGAGGCTCTTCTGGGTTTGGAAGCACAGGTGTGTAATTGATGTAAGACAACGTCTGTAAATAACTATCTGCTAAATCATCCTTCTTCTTGTGTTTCATAAAATACTCGTACCATTCGCTGTTCTTCACAATTATGTCTGTGCAAGCAATTGCTCTCTTTTTGTTTTGTTGATATTTCGATTTACAATTGACAGTGATGTCAAATTGTTGCGTGAATTTGTTTTTTCTGTTTGCGGACACGAAAGATATTTGTTCTATACTCTTTTCCTCAATTACCTTCTTATAAGAAAAGTATGTGTAAACAACAATTTGAACCGTCTTCATTACCGGATTCTTTTGAACCGGTTGATTCTCAATCAACACTTTATCAATCGTATCTTCACCAAAAGTTTTATTTAAAAGTGAAAGACATTTTTCACAAGTTTCGTTTACGTTAGAACCTTGGATATCCAACACACCCCACTTGATGATTTGTTCATTATTACTGTAACAATAGGCTAGATTCTTAATACCGATATCAAAAGATAGTATAAACACCATATCTACGTTGACTAATTTACTAATCTTAACTTTAAACCATAAAATATATTAACATTAGTATTTGTTAAAAAAGAATTGTGATTATTATCTCACAAATATTCAATCTTTTTATTCTTTTGTTACAAAAGAATCAATATTAAAATATAATAAATCTTTTTCATTTAAACTATTTCTTATACTCTTAACTTTCTTAATAACTAAATATTTGTTATTTGTATAAATATTTTGTAAACGTTTTATAACATTCGACACATTTTTTTGTGTATCCAATCTTCCGTTTACAACAATCTTTCTAAATGTGTTCCAATATCTGTCGTCCACAAATTCCTTGTTCCTCTCCTCCGTATCAACATATTCTTTAAATGCGTTATCATAATAAAGTTTGAAGAATTCGATGTGATTGATGGTATTAACATCGAACATTTCGTTTGCGATAAACGAATGATATTTTTCTAGATGTTCTTGTGTAAAGTTTCTAAGAGGACTATTTAAGACTCTGTAATCATAAGAAGGACACAATATTAGTCTGTCTATCTCATTATTCTCTAATACAATGTTGTTATCAACAAGAAAAATGTTGTTGAATGATGCGTTTGGATATCTTTTTCGCAGTGCTCTTACAACTTTAGGTTTGACTTTGGTAATATCCTTTTTTCCTGTAGGTAAACAATCACTTCTTGTTAAAAAAGGTTTGTTGATAATTTGATTTTTATTGAAAAGGTAATGTAAGATACGAGGTAATAGAAATTTAGCCCATTCGTCAGATGATGCTGTATACACGAAGAATTCAACATTTGGGTGTTTTTTCTTTATGTTGACTAATGCATCTTTAACAAACGGTCTAATGAGACCTTTGCTCATATCCTTAAACAACTTCTTGGTGTCGTATTTTACTTTGTTTTCGCTTACACTATTTATTTTAAGTGTTAACTCGTATTCTAATACTTGTGGATGAATGTCACCTTGAAGTGTACCGTCTAGATCTAGAAGAAAAATTACAGGTTCTAATTTACTAGACATTAAAACACTTTATTTATCTTTATATTTAATTAATTCTCTTTTGAGATTTTTAAACTGTTCTTCCAATTCTTTCAAACTTAATGGTCTCGACGATAAAGAATTTTTCAAATAATTCTTCGAATCATACTCATTACAGTTCCCTCTATCATTATTCCCATTTATTTCTTTCAAACTCGTATCCACAAAACTTATCAATTTATTACCAACTGATTTTACCGTAAACTTCTTGTAACATAAAAATATATTATCTGTACTCATTTTAAGAAATTTACTCGTATCAACAGTCGTTAACTTACACCATTGTTTAACAGCAACATCATTCCAAACGTAAGTTTTATCTAAAAACTTGGAGAAGAATTCGCACACATCTTGAACATCTTTACGATTGTACGATCTACATTTGTTTTCTTTCAAAAATTCCTTTAATGAATACTTTTGTATGAAAGATTGATAGATATAATATGATCCGTTTACGTTCTTTTCAACAATAAATACGTGACCCGGAAAATATTTACTGTTCGAATTGGAAATATCCGTATTTCTTAACTCTCCGTCAGTCAACATTATGTAGTATAACACACTATTTTTACTGTTCTTACGTAATAAAGATTTTTGTAATTGTTTTAAAATTGTAATGTTATCATCTTGGAGATCTTTGTGACGTTGAATTGTGTTCGATACATCACATTGTTGTATGTCTTTGATTTTATGTTCACCTACGAGTAATATGGTTAACATAACGGCTGTATTAAGACATTTGGTGGTAATGAGATTGTTTATGTAGGAACTTGCATATTTTTTATTGAGTATTTGAAGAATAGGGACAAGATAATGAGATATTAGATAAATATATCTACACGTCTTCGAAGACATTTTGTTATTTATATAAATTAATAATGAAATTACAATTAGTCATTTTAATCATTTTAATCTTATTCACATTATACATCTCATACAAAAACTATGAAAATTTTACTGATGTTGATAAACAAAGTGATGTTGACAGTTCAAGTGAATGTTTAGTACAATCTTCGTATTTCTATGCAGATCTTAGTAATTTTGCAAAGAAACTACATGAAACCTTTAGAGACAATACAGATTATAATAATGATGTAAAAAGTCTTACTGGCAAGTTCGGTGAATTGATTAACTCTTTACTACTATCAGATCAATCATACAAGAATATGTATGATTTGAACGAATACGAAACCAATCTCCTTATGTTCAAGACAACAATGTATTACACTTTCAAAAACAATGAGTTGTTCCCTTTTGTTGGTCACTTTCTTAAATTGAATGTTGTTGATACATCTATCACGAATAATTTGGATAAACTCAAACATATACTTTATTATGGTGATAATGAACTATTTAAAGGTTTAGTTAAAATCTTTGTGGATTACGTTGAGTTTTTTACTTCAAAGGATATGGATTCGTTCATTACAAAATTGTACAATGAAAAGATTATAGACGATGATTTATATATAAAATATATAAGACACTTTTTATTAAAAGAAAAATTTAAAGATCTTGATGGTGATATCAAGAAGATTTACAAAGACGATATGAAAAGGGATTTTGGAGACAATTATATATTGCAAGATAGTGATATTGAGGATTTGAATGTGTATATTAGAAATGAATTGGAGTTACCAAAAGAATCTCCTATTAGTAACATTGAGGAGAGACAGAAACTGTATATTGCATCAGGTTTAGCGCAGTACAACACTGAAAATGTGTTTGAAATAATAGATTACGACATTACCAAATGTTTCGGTTATTATCATCTACGTAATTTCATTGAATATTTGAAAGATTTGAAAGATTATAAATTTAAAAATAATAGTAACAAACGTAAATTAGCGGAGAAACTATTGGATTATTACGACAAAGGTTCGAATAATCGTAAAGAGATAATGTCAAAGATTTGTGAGAGGTATTTTGAAACAAGAAACGTGTTTGGTGTTTGGGACGACAAAAAGGGTAGATATCGTATTCATAAATACGGAGTAATGAATCGTATATATCAAAATATAGACAAACAATATATAGATTCCAACATTAAATCGATAGATCCTCAAGATCCTTTGAACCGTATCTTTAAACTACTGGAAGAATACAAACCCATATATCAATCATCAACACAAAACATAGAGGACTTAGTATTGACACCGAAATGTTATTAATTTTGTCGTACTAAAGTAAGTATGGAAATTAGTATTTTGGATTATGTCCTAATAGCTTTGATATTAGGCTTACTACTGAAAGAATATTTATATAAATTATTCTATAAAGTTGAGGAATTGATTTTTCTACCATTGGTGATACCTCTCGCACTTCAGTATTCAAAAAAAAAGGAAAATCTTGAAATATCTGATCCTATCAAACAGTTCACAAATACTTCGAATAAATGTGCTGTCTCGAACGAAAAATCAATGAGGACTAAATTTGATGATTTTAAGAAGAAGTTTCACGAAACGTTTCGTGACGAGAAGGGTTTCTATAAAGACATTCCCAATTATCGAGAGGAGTTTGCAGAATTGATGACAGAAATAATGATAAGTGATCACAATACATCAAAGACCAACATTTTAGGATACACAGAGTTTCACACGAACGTGTTTCTTTTCAAAATGTATTTGAATGAAATGTTCAAACCTAATAACAGACTTATGACAAGAAGTCAAATTGTTCAATTCTTAGAATTTTATCAAAGACAATTTGGTGAAAACGTTATATTTAAGAAAGCAAATATAAATTTTGAGAGTCTTGAAGAGGACGAGTTATATAACTACTTCAAACAAATGATTCTTTCCGATGAAAACTTTGGATTGGCTAAATTGATGAATCAGTATATTAGTCTTCTGTTTGAATACATCTATTTGCGTAAAACATTAACACAACTTTTAATAAATGAAAATCAAGATAATGATGATACGAAAAATCAAAAAGATGAATTGGAGAAAAAAAAAGATGAATTGGAGAAAAAGGTTAAAACGACTTATGATAACAATACAAAAATCTTTAGTAGTTGGGATAAAAAGGAAGATGATACATATATCAACTACAATAAATTCTTAGAAAAAATTCAATATGTAAATGATAATGGAAATATAACTGTAATGTTGAATAATTTGATTAGGACTATATTTCAGGATCTTGATAAAAAAATCGTTAAGAAACCAACTTTCACATTCAAGTGTGTAAAACCGTCTGAAAGTAGTGCTGAACAAATGATTGACGAAGAATTTGGAGATCTGGATTATAGGGACTTGTATATGAAAAACATTTAATATACGTTAGTATTAAAATGAATATCTATCTAATGTTTTACGTGATATCTATCGGTATACTTTTGTACTTATGTATTTACAAATTATATAAAAGTGTAGAGAAATTCGAGAGTAATGACAATGGTAAAGAGAAATTACGAAATGTACTCAAAAAGATATTTCAAGACCCAAACCAAAATGTTATCAAATCACTCATTGTCAGTATCAAAGAAAAGAATGTAAACGACCAATTAGTAACATTGAAGACTATGAATCAAATTTATAAAGAGATTACCGAAGAAGAACAAGCAACTGTAAATAACTTACTAGATCCAATTATACGAATATATAACAATGACTCTAAAGTTGATTTGAATTGTATAACGAATCAGTCTTTGTGTGAGATTAAAAAGACAGAGAGTACGTGTGGAAATATGTTAGAGAAGGTACAGAACTTGATGAAACTTAACAAAGATGCTGAGAAGTATAAGACGTTCTATGATGATATTAAGAGTTTAGTCGATGATATCGAATAAAAAACATTATTTTAAATAAATATGTTCAAAAAATTCGATTTTATCACAATTGTAATCAGTCTTTTGGCATTTATATCTGTTTTAACAATTTTTAGATTTTGTAAATGCGAAAAGAATATTGAAACTTTTCAAGATTTGGAAGACATCTTGAAAAAAACAGAATTGAAAGACAAATTATATGAATCATTTGTTGACAAGAACAATACAATATTCGATGGTTTGGAAGAGTTGAATACGAAAACACTAGATATTATGAGTTCGATAAAGAGGCTAAAAGATATTGTAATTTCGTCAAAAGTTGAAGAAGAAATAGAAGTAACAGAAGAACAAAAAGGAATTCTGGATGAATTCAATTCTATAAAATTAGATTTAGAAGAAGAGGACGTTCAAGATGACGATGAACTTGATGAAAACGATGAAGAAAACGATGACCTAGTTGAAGGATTTATCGAACACTCCACACATAATTGTTCGTCATATTAAACAGATCTTTTTGTTGGTTCTACATATGGATATTCAAGAAACTCGAATATGTCCTCTTCTTTCTCAAATTCGGTATTTACTCTCGATTTGTCCTCCAGATTATACAATCCTTGTTCATTTAACGTATATCCCTTTGTCAATGCATGTCTACGCATATCAACATTGAACTTGTAATTTCCAGTAAAATATAACAGAGCAAACGGATATTCATTTGGGTTGGTGTAAAGAATGTCGATACGTCTGTATGTTTTGTGTCGAGGGAGTTTGCATAAACCCATAAATTTGACGGATCCCTTTGCGAGGATTGCTTTTGTATTTATATATTTTTTTTTTGTGAAAAGTTCAACTACTTTATCGAGTAGATTTGTGTTTCCACTGATAAGCAGATCGATATCACTACTTTCCAATGTTTTACGTCTGTAACTACCAGCAATACTGTAAGTCTCTACAATATCCTTGATAGACGTTGTTATAAAGTCATCGTGTTTTACCATTTCATTGTAGGGAATCTTCTTCTCAATGTGATCGTAATACTCTAGTCCCATAAGTTGTACGTTGTTTAACAATTCTTTCTTGTTTTTAAGATCATCAATTGATTTGATGTTGTGAATTTCGAACAGTTCCTTTGCCTTGCTTGGGCCGATACCGTGAATTTTCTGTAGATCATCAACAATGGTGTAATCATCATTGGACAAATATTCATCGACCTCTGGGATATTTGTTTTGGTTTCGATAATTTTCTTGATTTTATCTTGAGTTTTAGCACCACCGACTCCTTCAACATCTTTCATAGATGTAATCGATTTGACAGTCTTCAATTGATTCAATGCTTTGTTGTATGCTCGAAACTTGAAGACATCAAGTTTTTTGTACTTCTTGCAGAGAATAGAGAAGTTATACTCGACTAATTGTTTAAGATCCATGGTTGTTTATTTTATCTAAGATATCTAATAACTTAAATCTAATCTTAAACTTCAATTTTTTTTTGACTTCGTCATTGTTAAACATATTGTTAAACTTTTTATAAGCGAACACGTTGCTTTTTAATGACAAATCATCAATGATGATCATTATACATTCTAAAATAAGGAAAATAGAGTTTTCGTTTTCTGGGTTAGATTCGATAATTTTGTTGAGGTTGAAGATGAGGATATTGAATAGAACGTTAATGTCAGTTTGGAGTTTAAATAGTGAGGTTTGGTCATTTATAATGGTATAAATGAATTGCATTCTGGAAATGACAGACTCGTTGCTATGATTGCGTTCTACAAAATCTAAATAAGCCTCTTTATCCTTAGATTCTCTATATATATCTAACGAATTTGAAAAGTTCACAATAAATTCATTTATTCTTCTATCAATCTTCACAAAATTATTCTCATCTGCTTGTCTCGATATCTCCTTCAATATAAAATACAAAGCATCCAGATTAGACCTTGACTTACCAACATAATCTAATATTTGATCAATGAATAATATCAAAATATTATTATCACTGATTTTTTGAGTTATTTTCTGTAAAATAACTTCTTGGTTTGTGTTTGATAATTTATTGAGGAGATTGAGGATACAGGTGTTTGTTTTCGTTGAGATATTGATGATATTGACACGTTTAATTTTACGATAATTGTTGGAACGGGATAGGGAGTCGAATTTTCTAAGGATAGATTTAAATGTTGAACTGAATGAATTATGTAAATCTGTATTTACTACATTTTTTAACTGAAGAAACGATTTGGTTTGTTCGGTCATAGTATATTATAAGACATCATATATTATTTAAATAGAATTGAATAATATACATAAATAACTCTTTATGGATAAGATATGTAAATATATAGAGATAATCAACGACGTATATCAAGAGTACAACATTTATAAGTCTTTAATATTGTGTAGTTACGATGAGAAATGTATAATCGAAGAGCAATTGAAGAATTTAGATTATTCTGTGTGTACGACAAGGGATATAGAGAAATTTAATACAATGGATAGGAGGATGCTTCTGGTAGGAGAGGACGAATTATATAAATTAAATAAGATTTATGAGGAAATTGATGTAACGGATATAAATTTGGTCATTACACTAGGTATACTGGATACCAGAACTTATCTAAAAAATGTTAAACATATTTTTATATCCCCTAATATAAATGTTCAAGTCATTGAATAAAAACTACATTACTATACTCTCTCTTTTGTTAATTGTTGTTGTCACAACATATTGTATGTACTGTTATCGTAAGAGTAAAAAGGAATCTTTTACGGAGGGTGGATCAACAAAGACTTTAATATTTTTCAAGGCATCATGGTGTGGACATTGTAAGCGATTCCAACCTGTGTGGGAAGACTTCAAGATGGAGTTACAAAGTAATCCAATGCCGATTGAACTTAAGGAATATGATGTAGACGAGGAGGAGACAAAACCACTCTTAGAAAAACACAAAGTACGAGGATTTCCAACTGTGTTATTGGAAGAGACAGGGAAGGATGATGTTGTGTTCACAAAGAACCGCACTGTCGAGGATCTAGTCGGTTTCTGTAAAGAACATCTTTAAATGTTCATAACCAGATTTAATTAATTTTTCAAACGATTCGTCATCCATTACAAACTTCAATTTGTATATGTCGAAATTCTTAATATCATCATCTATCAATATCGTACATATTTTATACTCAGGTTGATCCTCTTTGTACGTAATACTATTAAATAACATAAAAAGATAATGTGTAAAAGATAATTTATTGTTATTTTTGTTGTTAATGTTTGTACGTTTGACTTTAAGGCCAAGGGTATCAACTTTATTTTTAGAGAAGAAGTGTATTGGGAATTGATCATACACTAAGCTATCAACGTAGATGTCGTTATAGTATTTGATTGGTTTGTACACGATTGGGATAGCGGTACTCATAGCGATTGCTGTTTTTACAGCCATTGCAGGATAAGTATCAACGGATATATATTCTATACATTTCTGGGAAAGATTGGATACAGACACTATTAGATTTTTTCCTGTTATTTTGGTTAACTCCATAAAGGTGATATCTTCGTTTAGATTTTTTTCGGTTAATATTGTTTTAACTATCATATCGTTTACTTCTTTACCGAACAAACCCAGATTATTATATAAATGTAAGACTGTTTGAACAGAAAAATTGTACATTTTCTGTTCATTGTAGGTTTTTATAAACTCTTTGATTAATACTTCCATACGAGTATAATGGATATCTAATATTGCCATAAGAGCGATGATTGATCCTCCCGATGATCCCAATATATTTTTAATAGAAGATAATCGATCAGTTTCTGTCAAATACTTGATAGAGCCGAGGAATGCGATTGTATGCATTCCTCCACCAGACAGAACGAGATTATGTTGCATAATTAAAAATTGTCAATTATGTTAATAATAGGAATGAAACATTTAAATATATATGAATTACAGAATACCATCAATAGAAAAAAACAAAACAGAACAAATATATACGAATCTGTATTACATAAATGTCACATTAAAATAAGAAATGCTACGGAAAGAGAGAAATACGAATGTATCTTCGATGTTCCAGAGTATGTTGTCGGGTTACCATTATTTAACTTAAATCATTGTATTGAGTTTTTGGTAAAACAGTTACAGGACAATGGGTTCAAGGTATATTATCATTTTCCGAAGTTATTACATATAACTTGGTATCCACATACTGATGAGAGGGATAATACAATAGAATATAAGACAAAAGATAATTTGACGAACAAAGTAGATGATGCGTCGCTATTATTGCACTATATACCTTATAAAAATGACAAAGGAAAATTTACACTGAATATTGATTAAAAAAATTTATAATATTTAATTAATTTAATAATTAGAATATGAGTTATTTGAATATTAATTACAGTACCCTAGAAGATGCATGGGGATCCAATTTCGAAAAATCAAAAAAAAAATCAAAACAAAATCATCTATGTAATTTATATCAAAAAAGAAACAATCGTATTTACAAACCGTATAAGACTGTACAGGATTCGACGCATATAAGACCGATATATGAGGATGAGGATTATACTAAGTATCACGGATATAAAGATGGTCGACCATATTCTAGAAAAGCAAACCGTTTATCTAAATACAATCTCGAATTTCCTTATAAAGGTATCAAGAAATCTAATGTATACGTATCTGACGAAGAGGACGAACCCGAAATTAATGAAGAGTTGTACGAAGAATCATTTCAACCAATTATCAAACCCCCCAGCACTAAACGACAATCAAGAACACCCAATATGGTAACAAATTATAGATATATTGACGAGGAAGATGAAAATACATCTCCATCACCTGTAAGTAGACATTATGTCATCGAAGAAGAAGATGATGAAGACGACTTTTCTCCAATATTACCTAGAAGTGTACCTGAAGAATATGACAGATACGACACAAACGCACCTATACATAAACAGTCAGGATCATTGATGAAGAAACGCATTGATCGGTCGTTTATAAGACGACAACCAGTCGAGGAAGAAGATACGGATGACGAATTCGAAGAATATCTTGTCTCGCCCAAGGTTTCTAGACGACCAACAATTGTTGCCGAAGAAGAGGATTACGATGAGATTATGAGATCTTTGAGTGAAGAAATAATGACAGAAGAAGAGGAATATTTACCCAAGAAATCAATGATTAAAAAAACAAAGACGAATGAGAGAGTTATTTTGGATATAATCCTTTATACAATATCTGGAGTATTATTAATATTCATAATGGAACAATTCATTCAAATAGGAATAAAAATAAAAACACCATTATAAAATAAATGATTACCAACGATATATTTAACAAACTCAATACCAATAAAATATTAATCGGTATCGCAATGATTATGTTCAACATTGGCTCTAAATACATTGTCCTCGATATCAGCAAATCCCAAGAACAATTTCTTAAAAATACTATCATAAGACGTATCACTCTTTTCTGTATCTTCTTCGTAGCAACTAGAGACATTTTAACATCTTTCGTGTTAACAGCCTGTTTCATAATATTCGTGCAAGGTCTATTCAACGAAGACTCCAACATTGCTATCGTTAAAAAACCATCCTTCTATGACACTATTTACACTCAAGATGAATATGAAATGTCGAAAAAGATCATAACAGAGTATGAAAAGAAACATCCTCAACTTAAATTTTGTGAAATTAAATAAATATAATAATAAAATGGTACCGAATACCGGGGCAGATCTTATGAACTCATCCTACTTCAACTTCTCTATGATTATCGTTAATTTTATTTGTATATTAATTCTTTACGTACTTGTAATGTATCTTTTTAACAAATATATGGATATAGAGGAAAAGGTGAACAGTATGGTGGATTATCAGGTGATGAATGATCGTCAATTGAAGAACCTTATAAGTGACATTAACTATAATGACAGACACATTACAGAGTATATTAAAGCACAGAGTACGAATTAACTCGTCGAAACGTTATTATAAATTAAATTTATATAATTCAAATGTCTAATAATACTTTTTCTTTTACAGCTATTGAATCCTTATCTAGAAACGAATTTGTCAAATACGTAGACGACATCATCAACGATTCCATCAATACCGTCGTTCAAGAAAAGATTTTCGAAGAAGTAGAAACAAAAAGAAATAGTGAAGTTTCCCTCGATCCAATCGTTGAGGATAAAGTACAAGAATCGGTTACTAAACAAAACAAGACTTTAATCATATGGAATGATGTAAAATTACCGATGGGTGTGGAAGCATCAAGTGAAGAATACGAGTTTCAACTCCTAAACAAGTCTTTTCCTAAAAAGTCTAAATGGGAAAATGTTTTGTCCGTATTGAGAGAGACTAGTTTTGAAGATTTTACCAATATATGGATACCCGATACTAACTTGGAATTAACTAATCCTAATATTGAATCATTCTTATCTGTTGTCTATGAAAAAGATCTTCACATTTGCCAACCTAGTATCTTTGAAGATACTAGAAATAAATCATTCATACACCAATGTCTCCTTCACGACCCTAACAACACACACTCATTTCGACAAACTGAACTTATCGAATGCAAAATGCCTTGTTTTAAAACAGATTTTGTCGTTAATCACTTAATTAAATTTTTGGAGGAGAATGTAAAGATGTTGAAGTCTGGATGGGGAATGGATATATGGTGGTCATCAACGTTCAAAGACAAATTATACGTTGTAGATAGTGTAAAGATAAAGAATAATAAGAATGTGGTTAATAATACGATTGGAATGAGAGAAATGAAATACTTTCTCAACAAATATGATATTCAACTAAATAAATGAACAAAACAAAAACAATAGTTTTAATGTTTATGATTATGATTATTATTGGATTACAGTTTATTTACAACAAAATATCAATGAATAAAGTAATTAGACATATATATGGTAGAAATGAGTATTGTATGTATGAGATAGATGATTTATTAACTAATAATGAGTGTAAAATGATAATTGAACATTCGATAGATGAGATGAAACCAAGTGGTGTGATGTCTGTAAATCAAATTTCAAATGTTAGAACAAGTACGAATACATTTTTAAAATTAAATAAATTTAATAACAATTCTTCCATTTATAAATTGCTTCGTAAAATTGATAAAATCACCGAACAAATATCAAATAAACCTATCATTAACCAAGAACCCTTACAAGTTGTAAAATATGAACCAAATCAAGAATATAAAGAACATTATGATTGTTGTGTTCCGATGGATTCACCGATATGCAAACGAGACACTATGTTGCACGGATTAAGGTTTTCTACGTTGTTGATATACTTGAATGATGTAGAAGAGGGTGGTGAAACATATTTTCCTCTATTAAACTCTAGATTCAAACCTAAAATGGGTAAGGCTATTTATTTTTTTAATCTTACTCCAAACCAAAACGAATATCATATTCTTTCCAAACACGCCGGTTTACCACCTACTAAAGGTAACAAATGGGTATGTAATAAATGGATTAGAACAAAACAATACATTTTGTCCCATTAAATATACTGTAAAAGTTCAAATGATCCAATCGATGATCACTTGAATATCCTACACTGTTGCCCCCATTGTGCAAGGGACGATGTCTATCATTGTATTGATACGTATTTAAATATTTCATTTCGACGATGTCTAAATAATCCAACATTTTATTTTACGGTATATAATATGCTCTTTTCTCATTTATAATTTATTATTTATATAAATCTAAATTATAATTTTCCATTTGGTTAATATATGAATGTATACTGTGTTGAAAAGATAATTGTTCCGATAATTCCGGATTCAATACTATATCATCACATATGTGATCATAAGTCATCCCCGGCGGAAGATACTTCACATAATCATTTTTTAACGTGTATCTATACAACTGTATTCTGTCATAAAATGTTAACATCTCTTTGAGTCTATTCAAAAATATAGTATTACCAGATTTAGGGGAACCAAACATAACAATATCGATATCGATATGTTTAATAATATTTGTAATTTCTTTGGATAGAAGGAGTTCGTACATAAGGATGAGTAGAGCACTAGCACCAAGAGAGTGTGCTATACAATAAACTTTATTTATTTCATTCAAATTGATCATTTTTAATTTGTCATTATCTTGAATCGATTTGATTAATTCGTCTTTACAAACCTGTGCATGTTTCTTAAAACCTCGGTGGACACCATCTTCTGTGGGCAAAATCGCAACATTCTTCTTCCAGTCATCAAAACTACAAGTCCCTTTAAAGACTACATACAGATCATTCGTCTTCTTTCTAAAGTAAATATGAGTCCGTTTGTTCGGAAGATTATACAAATGTTTACATATTTTTGCACCAATCAAATGATTGTCTAAATTTGATAAAGTATTCATCATTATTACTATTTAGCAACTAAACTTTTATATTCGTTCAGGTTCATAATTCCCATATCTCTATTACAAGTCTTACAAATAGGTTCTAAATTTCCAATATTTATCGATCCGTTTTGTATATGCGGTATTATATGTCCACACTCCATATCATTGTAATTCAAATATTCCATACATACATAACATTCTCCATCCATATTCGTTCCATTACGTTTTCTCCACACATTGTCACGTGTGACTTTTGGTATCGTTCGTCTCGATTTGTTAAACGACGACAAATACACCATATTCATATTCTGATTCTGTACAATCATATATAGACATATTTCGATCCATTCAAAGTTCCGCCATATACCCAAATAGGATCTATTACCGTCTTTCAGTTTCTTCTTTCCACATTTATCTAATTTGTTCTTAAATTCTGTGGTGAACTGAGACTTTGTTATTTCATCGACATTGTCATTTATGTATTTGTTAATTCCAACTATATTCTCTTTAAACAACTCGTAAACGTTGTCCTTATTCATTGATTTAAGTCTCTCGAATACTTTCATCCGTGACAAGTACAATTTCAACATATTCATATCAATATGTGGACAATTAAACTTCTTCTGTGGATCATCTTTTACATACTCTTTATACTCCTTCACTAACCACTCACAAAAACTCTTCCCATTATCAAACCACTCATTATTTATCTCCAACGGATTAATCGGATTATGATTGTTGATACGTATATAATACTCTTTCATTTCATCCATACTATCAATATCGTATATAACTAATGGTATGTTTTGAGATAACGGGTATCCTTTGGTTTTTAACACCTTAAACGCAGCAATTCTATGTTGTCCGTCCAATATATATCTCTTTTTATTCAAATCCGCACAGGTTATTGATTGTAATATTGAAAAACAACCATTTTTATCATATTCGTCTATCTGATCATCTATCAAATTATCGATATGTTTCTGCGACAATAGTCGTTGTACATTAGCCGGTTGATAATACAATATACTCTCTATCGGTTCGCATACTATACTCGTCTTCCTCTTCCCTATGATTTCCATTTTTATAAATATTTAAAGACACTCGATTCCTTGTAGTTATATAACTTTCGAATCTTTAAATCATCTTGTTTAAATTGGTTTCTTGATATAACGTATAGTTTCTTATCATCAGTTCCAAACGTGATGTGTTTTTTGTCGTTTGCCTTAAAACTTCTTCGAAGACTTTTGAGATCGTTGACTTTTACACCATTTATATTAGTTATTATATCTCCTTTAGTCAGTATGTTATCTTCGTTTATCTTACCACCAACCAGTATGTTTACAATTACTAACATCTTTTTATTGGATTCTTTGTCTTTAATATAATTATGTAAATCAGATAATTTAAGTGATAGTATTATGTTGATATTAAGGTTCATCAATACAAGTCCTCCTATACACTCGTAGTCAATTTGTTCATATACCGGATAGAAGAATCTTATGTTTTTATGAAATTGTTGGAGTGTAAACACTTCTTTGCGAAGTTCTTGATTCCTCCAATATTCAATCTTTACCTTTTTATCAAGACCTATTGTTGATATTAAGTTCTCAAAAGACATATTTTCGTTCATCCATCGTTTGGATAAACCTCCTTGATTGTCTATCTTAATCCCATTAATACTACATAGTATGTCTTTGTTCTTAAGATTTGTTTGTGATATGGGACTTCCTTTAATAATATTCTTAATATATACACCTCCTGATTTACATCCGTGTTTCAAGTATTCTTTCGTAAATTTATTCGTTTTAGATTCTTGAAATCCAAACATTTCTGGATAAAGTATCAATACATTGTTCTTATTCGATTTATATAAATCCTCCTTGATGATATGAAATCGTTGAATGGGAACACTATATCCAATCCCATCTGCCTCATTTGCTGGTATTCCAGCGGCATTGATTCCAATCACTTTGTCCTTGTAAAATAACGGCCCTCCTGAGTTTCCAGGGTTGATAGGTGCGTCTGTTTGGTAGAAATTGTATTGTTGTCCACTTATGATTCCTTTTGTAAATTTTAAATTGTTCTGTCCCAATGGGTATCCCACTGCAATGGTTTCTATTCCTGATTTTATACTCGTTTTACCATTATCAAGTCTACAATAAGATTTATTCTTGTATCCTTCTATTTTCAACACAGCAATATCGAAAAACGGGCATATGCCTTTAACAACAACGGAATATTGTTTGTTGCCTTCTGTTGGTATTTCGACGAAGACTTCGGTCGCGTCTTCGACACAGTGAGAACAGGTAAGTATATGACCTTCTTTGTCGAAAAAAAAACCGGTACCGACACTCTCAGTATGTTGATCTTTTTGAAAAGGCATAGACCAATCGAAACCGATATTGTAGGCAATGATTCTCACAACACTGGTATATTGATCCTCTGTTTTCATTTGTTTTTAATGACATAAAAATACTTATCTCTATTTACAAGATAAGAATTTATGATTGTTTACATATCGGTCGGGCGTATTGATTCGTATTAGTTCCGTCATATAAAAATGAACTTAGTGTATTGTATCGAAGTGTAGGAGTAGTTCCATCTACAGGAACTAATACGTGACATCTAGGTCTCTTACCATAATCTCCACTTTTTGTATGTATTTCATTCACACCAAGTACACTTTTTAACCATTCTTTCGTATAGTCGTGTTCGCAAAGATCTCTATCCGACATATTCAAGTCTGTATTTCCATAACAAGGAGTTTCTCCAACGAACTTTGTGTGACAACTGATTGTTATTGACTCGTATCGCATTCACCTGTATTGTCTATAATTGCTGTCAATGACTCAAATATTTCGTTACAGCTTGGATCATCATTTGTTATATCACACGTTTGTATTACAGGCTCTGATACAACTTCTACAACAGGTTCTACAACAGGTTCTGTAATAGGTATTTGTATTATTGTACTCACCGTTGACATTACAAATAAGCTATTTGGAGAAACTCCGGTGAATAAGGGATTTTCGCTGAATATATTGGGATTACCATTAGTTAATTGTTGATGACCATTATCCGATACAAATTTATATAAATCTCCACTAAATTTTTTATAAACGATTGTATCATTAATAAACAAAGCATCTTTTACGTCAAGAATCATTCTCGTGTTATTTAACATTTCTCCACCAGTGGTTGCATAATACAGTGAATTATTGTTGATGTATCCAATCTTCTCATCATTACATATTAATTTAACATTCAAACTTTCTATAGGTTCTTCTGTTTTTCTAGTATTACTTAAAATATCGTAGATATGTCCGTCTGTACACAATCCAAAAAGACTCTTACCCGATGTGTTTGCTGATGATGTGTTGTCATAAGATATAATCTGTACATAATACTTATTGACATCTACGGTCATCGAACCATTCTTAATCTCTCCTCTATTATTTAGATAAATCATTACACTAGTACAACAAATATCTATTGCGTTGTCGTATGATGTAGATCCAAATCTTCTATCATTATTTAACGAATTATAAGAATATATTTTACCATAACTCGTAAGTAAATATAATTCATAATTACTACCATTTATATAACTTACTATCTTTACCGGATACTCACCATCACTTTTACCACTTACACTCATACTATTCATTACCATTCCACTCGTTTCATCCTTTGTTATCAAATACATTTGTTGTTTATTATCTAATGCAACACAATTATTATCATTAATGGGAAATAATGCTATGAAGTTATTTAGTTGTTGAATGACATTACTATTATCAATAACTAGTGAATCGGCATTAAGATTGAAATTATATAATGTTTGTTCTCGTATACTCGTTGTGTTATGAACACTAATCATTTGTGTAAATTCTTCCTCATAATATTTTACTTTTTTGCAAATTATATAAATTATAAAAAAATTTAGTAGAATCAATAAAATAAAAATTAAGAATCTATTTCCTTTTAACATTTAATTAAATTATTATTTTTAATTACTCCATTCTGTACAATATTTGTATTCTCCCCCTTCATTCCAATCAGTCTCGTATTTTATACATTCTCTTGTACCACTTCCTGTACCACTTCCTGTACTAGTTCCTGTACTAGTTCCTGTACCACTTCCTGTACCACTTCCTGTACTAGTTCCTGTACTAGTTCCTGTACCACTTCCTGTACTAGTTCCTGTACCACTTCCTGTACTAGTTCCTGTACCACTTCCTGTACTAGTTCCTGTACCACTTCCTCTACTAGTTCCTGTACTAGTTCCTGTACTAGTTCCTGTACTAGTTCCTGTACTAGTTCCTGTACTAGTTATTGTACCACTTCCTGTACTAGTTGCTGTACTAGTTCCTGTATTAGTTGCTGTACTAGTTCCTGTACTAGTTCCTGTACTAGTTATTGTACCACTTCCTGTACCACTTCCTGTACCACTTCCTGTACTAGTTGCTGTACTAGTTGCTGTACTAGTACCTGTACTAGTTCCTGTACTAGTTATTGTACCACTTCCTGTACCACTTCCTGTACTAGTTGCTGTACTAGTTGCTGTACTAGTACCTGTACTAGTTCCTGTACTACTACTTATACTAGTTGCTGTACTAGTTCCTGTACTGGTACTATAAGGTGATGATATTGGTAATGATGGTGTTGATGATGTACCACTATTACCATAATTAGGATCACTAATTCTGTGTGCGAGATTCATACTTATTTTATGATAAACACCAGTGTTTTGGTCGTATCCGGTAATACCACGTGGTTTAATGTTTGATGTCCAAATATCTCCATAACATATATAATTACCATTATCTTGTTTATACGGAGTATTACCATTTGTACAGCATTGTATGGTTTCACCTAGTGTTCCTGAATCTAAACTTGTAACAGGTGTACAGACGGTTTCGGGGTTTGGTGGTAAGTTAGTAGATTTTGGTATACAATTAGTTATTGGTCTGGTTAATACATAAGTTTGAAGATTATCAGTTGATCCATCTTCTTGTTCCCAAGCAAGTACACATTGACAACTACCATCGTTACCTAGTGGTATTTGATTTGGTTCACAACCTGAAGCAATACAACTATTTGTAGACGAATCGAATTCTATTGTATTGCCCGAACTGTTGGCATTACAACAAGCGTATTTGGTACCATCATAAGAATACATTTTTCCTGTTGAACATTGTGGAGAGGTTGATGAAAATCCAGATGGACACGAATTATCGGTACTTTTAACTACAGTTTGTTGATAATAAATACCATTCTGTTTGGTAGGATCTGTAGGAGAGTAACAGATAACATCGTGTTCAAATTTACATAGAATATTATTATTATTAGGCATATTTGATGCGACATATCCTTCGCTACACAAGGCAGTTGTTGGATCGACAGGACAATCATATAAATAACCATCATCTGGATTACTACCAGAATAATAACCATATACTTGTGATAATTGACGTCGAGTAATAGTGTAATCTTCGTTAGGACTTATATAATATGTAGGTTGTTCGTATTCGAAAGATGCTTCACACAATTTTTTACATTTATGTGTATGATTGTCATATATGGCATTTGAATCAACACAACAATTGTAA